AAGCCTGGGTTTCTTGGTTTTAGGTCCGCATACTGTCTTAGATGCCTTTGCGTTAACAGTTTCTTTATTGTCTATAATATTCATTATTTTATCAACTCCCTTTGCTATTTCGTCATCTTCTCTTTCCTTAAAATCATCTACGTTTCTTTTAACCATGTTCTACCTCCACTTAATTTATAAGTTTAAAAAAGCCTGTACATACAAGGAATACACCTGAAATGAATAATCCTACTATCGACCCATAGCCTATAAACACTGCAATATCTATTAATGCTAATCCTATATACATCAAAACTTCATATTTACCCATTCCATCACCTCCATATTAAACTGAATATTCCGATAAATACCAATGTTACTACAGCTTCTATCTTTGCTCTTTTTCTCCGTTCTTCCTTAGAGAGTATATATATTTCTTCCATTTAATTTCACACTCCTAGTCATTGATTACAACGTCATTCCAATTTTCCTCATGCCATTTTTCATATTCTTTTCGTGTAGCAAAATATTTTGTACATCTTTCCTGATCTCTTAAATCCTTATAATTTATTTCTATAAATTTTGTTTTATCTGTAGATGTAGTTTCTTCTTCATTCTCTTCTACGATCCATTCTCCTATAATCCAACTTTTTACACATCGTCGCCCTTTCTCGCCACTTTCACATTTTTGTGCAAACAGATTAAAGACATGTTCTAATGTTACAGGTTTATCTACCCATGCTACGTTCTTTAACTTTTTATTACCTTCTAGTGCTTTATTTAATGCTTCTATAAAACTTACTGGCTTTTGCTTTAAAGTCCACATATCTTTAAATTGCAATGGACAATTGGTTTGTCCTTGACATCCTTGGCAACCTACCATCACATTTCCAATTACATTTGATGAAATCATCTGATTGCAAAGGGCTTCTTCTTGAACTATTTTAAATACTAAATCATGGTCTTGTTTGAGCATATTTAAAGCTTCTAGTAAAGTATATTTTTTCATTATTCTTCATCCTCCTTTATATACCATTTACCTTCTAAGATTTCTTGTGCGGATAATCCGTTACCGTTACTATCTGTAAGTGATTCAAGCTTATCTATTTTTGATATATATGCATATTCGTTTTGGGGTAAAACACAATAAATTGTTTTGCCCTTATAACTAGCTTTTACAGCTTCCGTAAAACTTACTGGTTGTTGTGCCAAAACCCACTTATAATTCAGCATTGGTTCTGTGAGTCTAAATATGTCTCCATGGTTCCACTCTATGTCTCCTCCATTGTTTACAGAAATACTGAGGTCTTTTGGATATACTGTAAACTTTAAACCATGATTTTCTGTAAGCATTTTTATAGCTTCCCATGTTTTATATGTTTTCATTTTAATACCGCCTTCCATGGATTTTCATACTCGACTTCTTTTAACTGTTCCCTAGTATATAGCCTATTTCCCATAAGCCTTTGTATAAGCTCTCTACTGTTATATCCATCTTTATATATTCTTAATTTCTTACATATCTTTCTTGCTGTAGTAGGTGTAGTTTTAAGATTATGCTGTATCTCTTTTTCTGTATAAAATTCTTTGCTAAATAACTGGAATAACTTGTCCTGAACTTCTAATTTATAAGTTAAATCTACATATCTATTTTTATGTGGTCCGTTGTTGCCTTTATGGTGCTCTGTGCACAGATACTTGAAGTTAAGGTCTATTTCTTTTAACAATATAGATTGGCTTTTATAAATTTTGTGGTGACATTCTGCATATGGAGAGCCACATATTTCGCAGTAATGCATCTCTTTTTCGCTCATTTACTCGCCCCTTTGTTTGAATTTTCAATCAAATAAACTTGTTTGTCCTCCTATTTGTTCTTTATCGTCAATATATAAAGAACCCTCTTGCATAGCTTTTTTACAATTCAAAACTGATTGTTGGTAATACGTATCCTTTAATTCAATCCCTATAGCCCTCCTTTTCATTCTTATAGCCATATATGAACTGCTGCCTATACCATTGAATGGGTCTAATACAATGTCATTAGGATTTGTCCATAGTTCTATCCCTCTTTTTATAACATCTAATTGTAGAGGGCATATATGCCTTTCATCTTTCTCTGCCCTTGCTGATTTCTTTTGAAGGGTATTGGACTGTTTTATATCCATCCATACTGGGCTTGCATATCTCTGCCATACATCTACCGGGAAGCTTTCATTTGTATGCGTAACTCTCTCTGGATTGTCTCCTGGTTTTCTCATTGTCACTAGGTAGTCAGGTATTCCTTGCCTGCTCATGCAGCTATCTTTTTTTATTTGTTTATGAAGTAATCCAAGTGCCTTAGTTCTTTGCATTTCTACAACTGGATTTTTCCATATTGTAACTTCACTATGATATATAAATCCTGTATCCTGAAATAATTTTATTAACTGCCCTCTGAAATCTTTTAATCCTATTACTCCATCACGTTCTTTCATAAGAGGTATGTTCATGCAGTGAAAACTTACTAACCTTCCTGGAATTATTACTCTATATAGTTCTTTAACTAGATATTCAAAATGTTCAAAGAACTCTTCATCATTTTTACTGTTTCCCATATCTCTTTCAGAATTACTGTATGTGTATAATGAAGCAAATGGAGGGCTGAATATTGAATAATGTATTGAATTGTCTGGAATTTCTTTTAAAACTTCTATATTGTCTCCCTGGTATAAACTATATTTATCGGTTATTTCCTGGTTTAATATCTTCATGCTATAAACTCCTCCCATTTTGGTAACAACATATCCATATTTGCGTTATAAGGTGCTATTAATCTGTGTGTTGACTCTGTATCTTTGCTCCTTATGTTTTTTGTAAACTCTATCATTTTTTCTTGCATTTTATGAGCATCATTTTCTTTACGATTAATATTGTCCTTTACACAGCCTTCTTTGCTGCTTATTATTATATAGACATTTACCTCATGTTCCTGTCCAAACCTCCAGCACCTTCTAATTGCTTGATAGTATTGCTCATAACTATCACTTAATCCGACAAATATCATGTTGTGACATTTCTGAAAGTTTAGTCCCATCCCAAATATCAATGGTTTACTAACCAAGCATTTTATATTGCCCTCTGAAAATTCCACTGAAGATGTGGTTTTATGATTTGATTTATCTGAGCCTTTAACTTCCACGGATTCATGGATTAATTTGTGTAATAAATCTGATTCAGCATTTAAGTTACACCATACCAACCATTGTTCATCAGAATTATTTACAAATTCAGCTGCTGCCTTACATCTATCTTCCAAACTTTCTTTTCTGGCGTTTCTCCTTTCAGTTAATGTAAGTGATTTTTCTATAGGTTTATCACCATCGACTATAATTTCATTTACTTTTAATCTAGGCAGTGAATATCCTCCATCTTGATATCCTAAATCAATAGGATTTGTTATTAGTACACTCCAACTTGACATCCATTCCCAAAATATATTCTCCGCATGTCCCTTTAATCTCCATTTGCTTGTGTTGCCACCATCATGTACGAAATACATGGATAGCATTTCATTTCTGGTCATAACTCCTAAGAATTCAGCGTGATTACCTAACTCCATGTAATCATTTGGTGCTGGTGTAGCAGTACAAGCTAATTTATAAGGCGTATCTTTGAATTTATTAATTATTAGTGTTCTTACTTTCCCTGTGAAGCTTTTAAGAATTGAACTTTCATCAAGAACTATTCCATTAAATTTTTTAGTATCAAATCTATCTAACTTTTCATAATTGGTTATATTTATTCCTGGAACAATATTTTCTTGTGATTCACAAATATTAATATCTATTCCAAACTTAATTCCTTCTCTTTTGGTTTGTTCCGTTACTGCCAGGGGTGCTAAAATCAATACATTACCATTTGTCTGCTTGCTTACATGGCTTGCCCATTCTAATTGCATCAATGTTTTTCCAAGTCCACAATCTGCAAATATAGCAGCTCTGCCTTTTCTTAATGACCACTTAACTATGTCCTTTTGAAAATCATATAAATTGTCATTCAATAAATCTCTATTAACTTCAAATCCACTAGATTTAAACTCTGTTTCTTTAGATTTTAAAAATTCTTCATATTTCAACTGTTTCGCCCCTTTATCCCATATACTTATTTGATTACCAAACTTTATTTTCTTTGCATCTTTTATAACCACATATATTACCTTTTTAGAACATTAATACACTATATCTGTAGCTATTCCGTATCTAGTGTATTAGTGCCTTAAATTATTCTTTATTCTTTATAATCTCATTACAACAATCTATATGTGCAACATCTAATTTGCCATTTATTCTAATCATATGAGCATCTAATGGATGCAACTTTTTATGGCACAAAGCACATATCATATATTTAACTTTTGGATTATCCATATCTGTTTCACGCATTTTTTAAACCCTTCATTTTGAAATCAAATTAATTTTAGTAATAATTCTTTTTTACCCATTGTCTGAATGTGCCTATTTCGCAAGTCCTTGGAAGCCCTGTGCCGTCTTCATAAGTTACTCTAGTGGCATCTGAATTTTCCGTAACTGCCAATACTTTTCTCCAATTGTCAGCAAAATTTTTGTATGTCTTGCCAACAATAATTTTTATTGGAATTTTTTTCTTCATGAACATTTCTCCTTACCTACTTTTCTACACTTACAATGTCCTTCTCCTTGCAATATATAATCTCTCCTTTCTTACCACTCTTTACCATGTATTCTCCACTTTCTAATTGCCCTATTGCTATACCTTTTCTGTTATTTTTTAGTTCTACTTTAGTATCTGGTTTAATATCCAATGTTTATCACTCCTCACCGAAAAATAATTCTTCTGGCGTTGCATCAAGTTCCTTACAAGTTTTTTTCATTGTTTTAATACTTGGATACATCTTATTTCTTTCATAAAAAGATACTGATTGCCTTGATACCCCAATGGCTTTTCCTAACTGTTGTTGATTTAAACCCTTTTCCCTTCTTTTAATTTTTAGTTTAAGTCCAGTATTCATGTTTTCGCCTCCCATTTTACTATTGTTCTAAAACTCTAATACAGACATTCTAGGGCTATTTTATGTTTAAAGGTATATTTATATCTCTTTATGTTTTTATTTAATTTAAGGCTTGTATTTGCTTAATCTAGTACCCTTCCCGTTGTCTTTTATAGTTAACTTTGTTTTTTCTATAATAAGATTGCTCCATTTCGTCAAGAGAAATATTTAAGCATCTGCCAAGTGCAATTATAGAAAGTAATGGAGAAATATATCCAGTAGTATCAAGTACAGCATTAAAAGCATATTTAAATCCCTCTAACACATCTTTGTTTTTACACTCATTATCAAGATTTTTTACTATTTCTGCTATATCATCTTTTACATAATCACCGACTTGATGCAGATTGTTTTCCAAGCTTAATCCAAAATGTAAGCAGTCTGCAAATTCATCTAAAAGCCTTTCTCTGTTTATCTCCTTATGCTTCTTCCAGTGTTTAAAGCCCTGCCACTCATTCGCCAACTCTCCTAGTTCTACAAGTAAAGCTAATTTCATATTTTCTAAAGGATATTCTTCTAC